ATTGGGTTACCAGCAAGTCCAACAACGTTGCTTACGACTGGGATTTGGCCAATAAGCTGACCAACGCCTTCAATGGGCTCTACGAATCTGGTGGCGATATAGGGATGGCTTTGTACGTTTTGAACAATACTGCGCCACGGTTCAGCAACTTTAAAAGTATTAGCTTCGCCGGAAATACCAATATTGAATAGTCCGGGCTGATTGCTATTGTCCTCTAGTCCAAACGCTTTTACACTTCCAGTTGCAAGGTTAATCCCAGCAGTTCCTGGAAGGGTTGTAGGCGTGGTGCTGCCGCCCGTGCCGATTTCAAGCGAAGGGCCGGCAGGCAACCCGGAATATCCCGGGCTGCCCTGTTGTCCTGGACGTGCTAGAGGATCACCCATATGTCTCCTTACAAGGCAATGTTAGTGCTCAGCGGACGACCGCCGGTGCCAACATTGCCAGAGGCGTTTCCAAGATTGGAAACGGTGGTTGAAAGAGGAGTATTTCGGAAGAAGTATCCAAGTGTTTGTCCATCGTTAAACGACATACGAGGAGGAGTAACATATCCGCTTGAGCTGCTTAGACCTCCGCCGCCAGGAGCAGATGAAATCATTGCCTTGCTGCCAGTTCCGCCAACGCTAACGGATTGCGCAGAAAGCTGTGCCTGATACTTGGAAACAATAAGGTTTTGCTGCGCTGGATCACTAAACTTTGACGCAGCATCCTGAATAAGATTTCCTTTAATTTGAGCTGCCGTAGATGAATCGTACTGTCGATCGATCTTCTTGAGCTCAAGGTCGAGGGCTCCAGTCAAAACAGAACCTGCGTCGGTTGTATTGGCTGCATCTGGAGTGACAAAACTTGTGCCAACTTGAAACATTGGGGTAACAGATCCGGTTGATGTTCCAGTCGTATCTTGGGTTACTGTTGTGTGAATATAGCTCTTTTTAAAGTCATTGGCGGTCATCGCTTTGCCGCTAATGGGATCGTAGTTTTCTGAATAAATGTCGTTGGTCTTGGCATCGCGCACCTGGAAGCTGCCGTTTCCAAGATCATAGTAGTATCCAATAACTTCAGAAGTTTTACTGGCGTTATTTGGATCTTTGTAGAGAATGGGAACTCCCTCGAGGACGCCGGCGTAGAATCCGGTCCCATACTTTACAAGCCGGGACATGGCCCCTGAACTCATTGGGTCAACAACGGCCCCGAAGTCCCAACCGCCTTGTGAGTTTGGACGAAGAATTTGAGCCCCGCCGGCCTTAACCTGGGATTCAATATTCGCGTCGCTGGCCATAACCTTAAGGACATTATCAAAATATCGGGAGGTTTGTCCGGTGCTCTGGTTGTAATCGAGCGATGACGGATTGGCAAGGTCCCATGCCGACAAGCCATCAAATGGCATTTCTTTTCCGGATCGAGCAGCGATGATTGCATCGAGCGTGCGCTGGTGAACAGCGAGTTCGGTTTCGCTAATCTTTCCCTTAGAGTTGTTAATTAGCTGCTGGTAATCATTAATAAGCATATCATTAAGGGAACCGAGTTTTAGCGCATCGCCATGGGCAAGCGCGGTAGCCTCAGACCAACGGTTGAACAAAACAGCAGCCTCATCGATAGAGCTATTGACGCCATAGTTCTTACCAATTCCAGCAAGGTTTGAATACAAGCCAGATCCTGCAGCGCCTGCATTTTTTGCACTATTGATAAGCGAAGATCCGCCACCAAAAACAAGATTGGTCAATGCCTCTTTTGACATGAACCCATTGCTCATCTGCATGGTCCCCGGCACGTTAGCGTAGAAGCGATTGACGTCCATCTGATTTTGCATAAACTTGGTAATGTCATTGTAATTTGACCCAAGCACCGAGTTGACCATTTCAAGAAGTGGAGTAGTTGCTTTGACAATGCCATTTACGCGGTTTGTTGCAGAAGCAATCGCAAGGCCTTGGTTAAGCTGCTTTAACGCACCTTCGGCGTTGGCGATATTTTCCTGGATTCCAAGGATTCCATCAGATCCGGTAATAATATTGCCCTTGCCGTCAAGTCCGGCAAGTCCGGCATCGGCTGCAAGTTGGCGCTCGTTCTTCATCCAATCGAGATAAACCTGCATAGCTTTTGCATATGCGGCATCGCCTTTTGCCTTTGCCGTAACAACCTTTGTGTATTCAGCAACTTGAAGTGCCTGATACTGCTTTTCAAACGAGCTGGTAAGTAACGTCTGATATTGAGGGCTACCCTTTTCGTAGGTGGAAAGAACAGATTGAATTTCCTGGTTATAGACGTCGTTGCTAATGATGTTATTCTGCAACGAACCCGCAAGCGCGTCTACCAATTTCCCTTGCGCATCATAAAGCTGCGACTGCGCAGTGGCTTTCTCTACGGCCGTACCAGCCCGAGCAATGTTATTTTGCAAATAAGCAATATAATCCTTGACCGCCTGAACATTTGTCGGATCCTGATTCACAGCGTTAGCAAGGATTGTTCCCTGTCGCTGGTTCTCTAGATCGCGCACCTGCTTAATCTGATCGGTAATTTGCTGGCGCTCGTAAGCAGTCAGCCATGGTCGCTGGGCATATTCTTGGAGATACGCAACCACGCGGTCGGCGCTTGGAACGCCCTCGCCCATAAAGTCACTACCATTCTGATAGGCAGAAATGATAGAACTTACTTGGCGAGAATACTGCTGGCGCATAATATTATACACCAGCATTGAAAGGCTGGAGCCCCCGGTTCCCCCGCTAGCGAATCTACCGCGCATTGCCATTATTGGTTAGCCTCCTGTGGAGCCTGTTGCGGACTGGCCATGTCCACGCCGGGTAACGGCGCGTTCTGCGGCATCATCTCTGCAGGCGGATTTGCCAATTGCTCAGGGGAGTTCATGGCCTCCATGCCATTTGGCTGCGGGTTGTTCATCATTGCCGCTGCCTGGGCCTGGTTAGCCGCTTGCTGTCCATCCGTAGGAAGCTGCAAGCCAAGCTGTCGGAATATGCCAATGAGGTTGCCCATTGCCATAACTGCCGAAGGATTGAGGGTGACATCGGTCTGCTCTTCGCGGATCGTGTCCTTCTCGCCAAGTGGATCTTCCACGCCAACGCGATCCATTGCGCGGTCCGCGCTCCAGATGCGATTCTGAACAAGGTTGATGGCCGTCTGGGCAAGCTCGAGGGTATCCCGCGGAGTAAGTTCTGGTGGAACGATGTCAATGCGATATTCACCGCCAAGGATAAATTCGACGTCAGCATCCTTTTCCGACCAAAGCCGTCCAGTCATTTCCCAAACCTGCTTCAACCAGGAATAAAGAAGCTTGCGCTTTGGCTGCAAGCGTGCCTCGTAGTTGGCCACAAGCGACGCGATCGCGCGCGAGGAGCCGAGCACTGACGTTGGAGCAAGGCCGAGAAGCAGATCGTTGAGGCCGGTAACCACAGCAATTTCCCGGTCGATACGTCGGTTGTAATCTTCGACCTGGAATTCCGGAATGAACGGAGTAATTGTGCGAATTTCGTTTCCCGGACCAGGGGTCGCAATGCGATTTGGCTTGGGGATCGCGTTCGGCGGAACTTCATCCGGAGCTTCTGATCCAACGAGTTGCCACATCTGGCCGCCAACGGTGGATGCAATCATCTGCGCCTGCGCGCTGATGCGCTCATCTTTTTCGCGGAGCAACTGCTCAACGTCGTAAAGCTCTGGCTTGCCGTATGGGCTTCCAGGGATTTTGCTGTTAACAAGTGGGAGGTACGGAATAAGTCCAAGATATTCTGGATGGGCCTCATTCTTTACCATTGTATTACCCACGAAAATGGCATTGTATACCATTGGCGCTTCGCCTGGATTTGTCGGCTTCTTGTACCAGTAGTCGTATACCTCAACCTGGTTAAGCTCGTACTGCGAGCGGTTTCGGGCAGGGTTCTTTTCCAGGTTATTGCGATAAATCGTAGCAAGAGGATCGTCGTGCGTCGTTGCCGAAGTATACATCCATGTCTTCTGCTGACCGGTTACTGGAATTGTCTCGACTCCGAACTCCTCCATGGTAGCCTGTGGCGACAAGCCGTAGACATAAAGAGCCCAGTCGATACGTCGGAAGTCAGACGAGCCAAATCCAAGGTAAAGGTTCTCGGGGGATTCAACAATGGATACTCGCGGAAGCTGAGAGATTGAGTCCCAATATACCTTGGCGGCCGTATGGCCGTAGAGGGACTTCAGCGTGCAAGCGTCTTCCAGCAGCAAGTCAAAATCATTCTCCTCCCACCAGCGGAAGAACAAGCGCTCGCGGTCAGACGCAAGCTGGCGACCCTCTCGATCTGGAGTATTCGGAACATAATTGATGACTGGACGAACCGCTTGCAGTGCAGCTGGGATATTCACATAGGATGGGTGAACATTGACGCTGATGTGGGCACGACCGGCAAGACGAGCGTTGGGGTCATCCGGCCAGTGATCGGCACCGCCGATGGTTATAGTAGTTGGATGGTAAAGATTATCAAACCGTCGGAACATAGAGCGTAGACGACTCTGCTCTGATTCCATATCGTTTCTGCGGCTAAGCATCTCACGGAATCGAACAAACTCTTCGCTTTGATCTGGGTCCTGCGCTTGCAGCCTGGTCTTTGTCTGCAGCATCTGCAGCGCAACCTTGTATTGCTCCGGCAGGTCGTCGGCCTGGAGGCCAATGGTCGGCTCGATCGACACGCCAACATTTCCTTGCACAAGGTTGTGGAAGGACATGGTGGTCTTAAGGGACCCACTGCCACGAACGCGCTGGTTTCGGCTGCGGCGAACGGAGCCAGGAGCATTGGTCTCCGCCGTTCCTGGGGCAACAAGGTTAGTAAGAAGTGGATTCTGCTCGGCAAGGGACTCGTTGAGAACCGCTCCTCCACGGAGCTTTTGAGCCTTGTCAATGACGTCGCCAAGCGCAGCAATCTGCTCCGGACTTGCGACGTTTGGATCTGTAGTATACTGTCCAGGAATACCTTTCGTATCCTGGAACGCCTGTGGTACGCGCCTTACTTTAGCCATTAATCAACTGCTCCATAATAGGCGAAGACGGGGTTCTCGACCGGCTTCTCTGGATTTCTCAGGGAGTGCCTGACTGCGATTGCCAACGCCATTACGGCGTCGGTTTCTAATTTTCGATCATCTAGCTTGTACGCCAGGAGCTGCTTTCGCAGTTCTAGCCACACCCCATTCTTTGGAAACACAAGTTGCTCTTTGTCCATGGCAACTTTGAGGTCGTTTAACATCTCGACCTTCTTAGCTTTGGTGCCCCCAAAATCGACTCCGCGCACCGGCTTTACAATTCCAAACTCTTGCTGAAACATCCGGCCGCCCATTCCGGTGGAGTCTATTACCGTAGTGCAAAAAGCGCGACCTTCGCTATACAGAAGGTGGCTCTCTCTCACCATATTAACAACGGCGGAGATAGTTTGCTTTCCTCCTCGTCGTCGAGCTCGAACGCCGCGCATGCTTTGGCGATTTGTATAGTCAAGTGTGATAGACCACGTTGAGTCGGCAGAAATACCGGGGTCAACTCCTTGGACGTATCGACGTCCACTGATAGGTGCGACATCATCGGTAAGATCAGGCAAGAAACATCGTTCCACTGATTGCGCTGAGAAGAAAGACTCTCGAGCTTCAATGAACTCTCCATCGATATTCTGCGGGATGAGGTAGGCATCCTGCTGTCTAAGGATAGCATCAAACGTGTCTTTCGACAACCCGTAACCTACATTGTCCCGGGTTGACAGCCTGAAGCTAATAAATTGCGGATCACGCTCCGGGTTCTTTGGGTTCCCTCTGTCCCAGAGATCCGCGTAAAATGTCTGCCCCTCCGTAGGCGTCCCGATGAAGTGCAAGGGCCCGCCAGTAGAGAGCCGCCGTAGGTTGAGTACCTCTTGGTAAATAAGATCGAGGTACGGTTCGAAGGCTGCCTCGTCGAACGAGATCCCGTGCATGTCCTTTCCCAGAAGTGCTTTTGCCTTGTCCTGGGTTGTCCGGAAGTGAATGTTGGCCCCGCCGAATTGCGGGTGAATCTTTACCCAAGGATATTCCCCTCTATATTTCTTATCGTATGCCGCAATGGCTCCAATTTCTCTTGTAATCGGGCAGCCGCCGCCTTTTTGGGCCGGATGGATTCCTTCCAGAATCGTCATCAGCTCCCGATATACAAGCTCTGCGGTTTCTTGCTGGATACCGATATGATACCACTCATATGGTTGACTCATCCAGCGCATTGCGTCATCTACATTTTTGGTGGGGGACTTGATACCGAGTTTGTAGAAGGCATGGTGAAAACAGAGTATCGCCATCGCCAACGTTTTCCCCGCACGATTGCCAGCGGAAACAACAGTTGTGAGGTATCGTGGCCTCCATCCAGATTCGTCGCGCTCAGCACAGGCTTTCCACCAGGCAACTTGGCCTGGATTGCCGTCGATACCGAGCCAGCGATGAGCAAAGAACTCGACGTCAGTGCGGCCGAGAGCCAAATCGCGTGCGACAGATCCTTTAGAGAGGTCAACTTTCATCGTCCTCCTGTTTTAACTTTCAGGTTGGGCATCCCGCCAGTCATTGTTCCAGCCTTTTGGGCGGCAATGATTGCCGCATTCTGCTTAGCAAGAATATCGTCCATTGACGGAATATTTGCTGAGCGAGTGCTGGTATTTCCCGCCGGCGCAGCAGCCGGAGTAGCTGCTGGCTTCATTTCAAGAGCATCGGCTCGATTCGTGATTGCCATGCCAGCCCGTCCCTGGGCACCACCGCCAGAAACCGGAATCTTTGTTGGAATCTTGTAATCAGTTTTCTTTGCTGGAGTATTTCCGCCAGGATTATTATTGTTTTTATTGCCAGTTGGAGCAGTATTTGCTTTTGGCATAATAAACTGCTGGGCAACATTCCAATCCAATCCGGTCGTAGGCGGTGCAACAAACCCGGGCTGCCCCTCAAACAATCCTGTGTATGGGTTAAAATTACCATACCCAGAACTATTTGGAACGGCGGCCAGCTC